ATTATGCGGTTTTAGAGAAAATGATCACATACAATCCACTTCAGAACATTACTTTATTTGGCAAAATCAAAAATGAAAAAACAAGCAGGCACGATCCTTTTGATCGAGAAGAGTTACATAACATTCTTATGGCCTGCGAAGGGCAATTTCACAATTACATCCGCTTTGCCTTTTTTACCGGCCTAAGACCATCAGAAATGTGCGCCCTAACTTGGGATGACTATAACTCAAGATTAAAAACAATTGAGGTCAATAAGGCGCTAACTGATTGCGATGATGAGCCGGCTGATCCAAAAACTGCGGCATCCGATCGCATTGTGCAACTCTCGCCGACAGCGGTCTACGCTCTTGATTGCCAAAAGAGGCACACTAAACTTGCAGGTAAGGAAATATTCCACAACCCATTTACAAATGCACCTTGGCAAGGCAGCACGCCAATTCGTCAAAGATTTAGGCTGTTATGTAAGCACGCCGGCGTACGTTACCGCAAGCCTTACCAAACGCGCCACACCTACGCGTCGATGCAACTCACTGAGGGCGAAAATTTGGCCTTTATTTCGGAGCAAATGGGACATACGGACGTTTCCTTCACTTTGAAAACTTATGCCTCATATATCCAAAAACACCGCCCAGACGCCGGTCATAAAGCAGACGAGGCATTCACCGATCTAGGCACACATCAAAACAACGACAAATTGATCGCATTTAAATAATAAATATAACAGCCGCATTTAAGAACCCCTCGAAAGAGGGGTTTTTTAATTACTGCTTTTTTACTGCTTTTTGTAGGGGAAAACAGGGGTATTTATGGGGAATACTGCTTTTTTTGACTCTCTAAGTCTTTGATTTATATAGAAAATTTGGTGCGCCCGAGGTGATTTGAACCTCTGGCCGATGCCCGTCCCATGCGGGTTTTAAGGGCAACACTGCTTATTTACTGCTTTTTTACCCTAAAACGATATATTTACTTAGCCTCGGGCGAGGGAAGCTCCAAAATAAAACATTATAATTAATGAGGCAAAATCAAACGTTTCTTGGTATTTTATCACTCCGTTTAGCTGCACATACTCAATAACATCTGGCGTTATTTGAAACAACCCAAGAAAACTATAACCCTCTTTAGTAACTTCGATGATGGTTGGCACATCAAACAATACTGGACTGATCTGTAAAAATACAATAAGGCCAAGTATTACAATGATTATAAAACGCCTATTAAGGGCAGCCATTTTTGACTCACCCTTTGAAAATTCTCTGGCTGAATCAGTGCTTGCCGCATTTGCGTTCATGCGCTCAATCATTAATTTTTGGTTATCACTGGCCGCCTTACTTTTAATAGCAATCAGCTTGGTAATAAACCCCAATCCAATTGGTAAGATTGAGGTTAGTAAATCAAACATACTGAACAATCAGCATTATTACTACAGCAGCTGAAAATATAACCAATTTTTGGTTTTTTTTAAATACCCTAGTGATTGCCTTTATATTTAGTTTTTTCATTACTTTCCCCTTTAATTAAATTTTTGCGCCAACTTTACGATGCTTATTCCAAGCTGCAAAGCCGCCAAGTCTTAAAGACCAATAAGCCAGCACATTCATTAGGAAAAAACCGTTGATCTCAATATTGACATCTCTAAAAATCTCATCCGCTTTTTTCTGGTTAATAACGCCCATCGTATCTTTTTTGTTTTTCTTAAGCAGCGTTTGATACTTGTAAGCATAATCGTGAACCAATCCGCCAATCAGTAACACCCCTACTGGCGATAAGAAGGTATGCAAAAACTTTGGAATACTAGCGCCATCAAATTGAAAACCTTTAGGTATCACATACGTTTCACCGCGCAGTTCATACTCAAAATCTTTAACAATTTCCCAATGCCTTACACCAAAAAGCCACAGCGTTAGCATTTTAAAAAAGCCTTTACCTTTAGTTTTTATGGGTAAGGGTTTTAATACTGGATAGTCTTTGTATTTAAAGCCAATTCGCGTTTGTATTTTTTTATCAAATAAATTAATAACAAAGCCAATAGCAATCAAGATAATCAGTATTGACCATTGCCAAAAATTGATTGCGAGTTCTGTTAGTGTTTCCATATTACTCCTTTATGTAATTAAATTAAGTGCGCCCAGTAATCCGAATTTATTAAGTACAAATAAACCCAAAGCACCTAGCAGCGACCATTTGATCTGTAATAAATTTGTTTCAATTGAAGTTAACCTATCTTCAATACCATTAGTTTTAATATCTAGCTCTCCAATTTGGTGATCGTGGATCGCAACTTTTTTTTCCATAATGCTGACTCTTTGTTCCATAGTTATTCCTAATTTGCTAGTGGATTCGATAGCTCTTGCTGGATAGTCTTAGTGAGCGATTCTTTTGTGGATACAATTTTTTGATCAAGTTTAAACATCCGATCATCATAGCTCGTTAATTTGAAATCCATGCGCTGATCAAAAGAAGTCATTTTTGCATCTTGTGATGTAATCTTGCCGTCAATCCTAGACTCTAGTGCGTAAAGGTTATCGCGCATCCCAGAAATATCCAATTTGTAAGATTTTTTTATCTCAGCAAGCTCATTACTAACTCGCTCTAAATCTTGGCTAGTAGAGGCCATTGACGAGCTTATAGAGCCGAGATCTAGTTGTGCCAATGCCTCTACCTTCTGCCAAAGTAACAGGCCGCCATATCCTCCGCTGCCTATACTGCCAATTAAAGCGAATGTTGCAAACAGCTGCGTACCTGTAAATCGTAGGCCAAAGGCTTTCATGCGCGTATCTTTTAGCGCTTCTACTTGATCTAATTTTTCACCAAGATCAGCCATTAGTTTTCAAAGCTCGTAGTTTGCATTTGTTTAAGAAGCTCAATCTCTTGCCTTAATTTTTCAACTTCTAAGCGTTCTTTTTGCAGCATCAGTTTGTAGAGCGTGGAACAGTTGACTCTTTCGGGTGGCGCATCAAGTGGTATATTGATGCGTGCATATAATGAAATGTCTTTCGTTTGCGGATTCAGTGGATCTTCTTTACCAATAATCGGAGCGACTGCGTTAAAAGCTGTTGCCATTAAACCCACTTCAAAAGTTGTTGCTCCAGCAATCGAATTTTGACAGTCGTTTGTACCCATTTTTACTTTGTCATATCCATTGCTAGAATTAGCAGAAGGCATTGATAAATTAATCGAGCTGTTATTAGCCATCACTGGCGTTATGCAAAACGCTAAAAGAACGATTAAATACTTCACTTAAACCTCGAACATATTCTGGTTGCGAGCATCGCTTGATTGTTTTTATCACTTCTTAATTTAGATCTTGAACAAAGATATTCAGCAGCTAATGAGTCAGCATCTGTTAAATAAACATCGAATTTAACGGTTGATAAATAATCGATCTTAATAATTTTATAAAGACTGACAAAGTTAATCGGTTTCCAGTTGACATCAAAGACACCTATTTCATAAAACTCAACATCTTCTCTGGCGTTAAATATTTGCATTTCTACTTTTTTAACGCCAGCGATATGCGTTAAACCCAGCTTTGGATAAGTGGGTGACATTTGGTGAGCAGAGCTGCTGGTCGTAATTAGCAGCAATAAAAGTGCAAAACGGTTCATTTACATTGCGATGCAAGAAGCTACCACAATTCCAGTGTAAGAACCCGATGGAAATGGCGTATTATTGCCGCCGCCATGCGTTGCAACACTGGTCGCTGAGAACCATGTACTCCCCGCTATTGTGAGTCCGTATTGTCTTGTGTTCGCTGCTGGCGTGGTGCTTGCCGCCTGATACCCACTTTGATCTGAACTAGACGTTTGCGTGACTGAAACCACTCCTGTAAATACCGTACTGTCAGTCAGTGATGGACTGCTACTAAAACTAATAGGCGTTGATATACTAGCGTAATAAGCATTGGCTAGCGTATAGTCAAATCTAATAATGGGAACTTGGCCTCCAGAGGCGGGCAGCGTAGTCAGCACATTTGCTGAAGGGTTTCCCCAGCGCCCAGCAGTATCTTGAACAATGGAGCATCTGCTGGAAACATCGCCATTGATATAAATGTTCTCTGCTAATACTGGACTAAAAGCCAGCATAAGACTTAGTGTTATAGTTAATTTTTTCATTGGTATTGTGCCTCCACCATTTGGTTATGTAATTGATCTTGACCTAAAGATCTTAAAATACGCTTGCTATTACCTAAAGACTTTTGTTCTTTCATAACAAGCGGTTCGTTGTAAACAATGCTTGGAATCTTTGCAGCATAATAAGAGCTAATATTTAGAGCTGCGTTCATCTGAGCAATGATGCTTGATTGCGTAAAGTCATCACCCATTGTCAAAGGGTTATCACCGACTGCTAAAAGTATTTCTAAATCCTCTTCTTCCTCTTTTTCTTCTGACTCTTCTTTTTCTTTTTCCTCTTTATCAATCAAATCCTGGTCTGTTTCTTTAGTAGCCTCTTCTACAAACTCATCTTCCAGAGCATCATACATATCAAACTCTGGAGGCTTTGGCGGCAATGGCGTAACGTAGCCAGTGCAATTAGGATCGCTTTGGGGATCAAAACACCTGTTAAAGCGATGTAAATAAACAACTTGAGGGTTTACAACGCTGCCTGTGCCAGTGGTTACAATTGCGCCGCCATCTTCTTTAAAAATTGCTAAAGGGGTATACGGCAAAGCAAATGATTTTCTAATTGTCATGCCGTACTTTTGCGACCAATCTTCTTTGTCTTGAAAGACATAACCGCCACCCTCTTTTTCATTCTGGACAGTGACTGTGAAATCATCTTCTTTATCTTTAACAGCAGTGTATTGGTAGATAATGCCGTTGATCTCCATACCATCGACACCATTAGCGCCTAAATATTGCGGCGTCATACTCCATGTGTTACCAAAGGCAGCAGCGTTATTAGTTACGCCAAAAGTGTAATCAAAAGAGTAAGAAAGCTGCGGCCACACCACCCATAATACTAAGAGCTTTATCGCGCTTTTCTTGAGCTGTGATTTCATGTTCCTCCTCTGGCATTGGTATTCTGGTCGTTTTAACTTCCCACGCTGCTTTTGCCTCATCCCCTATAAGGCCATCTATCGGACAGGGCGAATTTGAATCAAGCATTGCTTGCCAGATTACAGGATCGTTACATAAAACTGACAGCGCAGCCACGCGCATATTCATGTTATAAAGTGCGTGACTTTTTTGTAGTAATTCACATAGCGGATCATTAACTGTACCTCCAAGACTGATACCAAGTATCTGCGTTTGGATTGCTCCAGCTGCTGAAACCGTGCATAAAAAATCTGAACTGCTGCTTTGTATTTGTGGCGCAATTGCAGATGGCGGTGGTGACTCTACTTTAGTTAAATTTTTAGAGTCACTGGAAATGATCTGCGTGGTTTCAGAAACTATAGGATCTGCGGCCATACTGTTAAATGCAATACACCAGAATGCAAAAACGATGGCTGCTGCAACTAAATTATTACGCAGTCTGTCGCTCATTAGGCTTCTACTGTTGCAGCCTTTAACTCATCAGTCGTAGTCATACTATCCACTTGATTGGTTATATCTCGTAGCCTCTGCTTCTCTGTAACGATTGCTGAAGTATCTGAACCAGCTTCCTGTGCTCTCATAAACAAGACATCTTGTGCTTCTAAGAGAGGTGTTCTGTCTGCTCTAAGTCTGTCCTTTGTTATGGCTTGAGCCTTACTAAAATTAACCTCCATTGGCATCGTCATACTCCTGTTGTGTTATATGGTTATATTTAAGTTGGTCATCTAGGCTTAAATCTGCTGAAGTCTTTTCACTAGCACCAGCAGTATATTCCCAAGCATTTCTGAATGTTCTGTCACTCAAGTCAGCATCAGTAATCTCGTACTTAGTTCCTGTGGGTAAGTCTTTGTTAGCTATGTGAATTAGCTTCTCTTCCTCTGTGCCTTCTAAGGATGCTAGGAATTTAGGTGCTGGGATTAGTTGTCCTAGAATTGCTTCTCCATCATCGTTTGTTGAGGGGTATATTATTTTCATATTAATCTCCAAATACTAATACATAAAAGTGACCAGCATCATATTTGCCACTAGCAGCATATTGCCAATGTTGAACCCTAACAGAACCAACTGCTCTAGTGTGTACTACTGAACTTCGGTCTCCCTCATAATGAGAAGTAAATGCTGCATAGTCAGTGTTCGCCATATTATTAGAGAAATTCATATAATAATCACCACTTCCTTCGTCATAAATACTACTACAATTATGACTATCCCTAATAGCTACAGTACCTTCACCATTAAAATTCACCCAAGCATTCGCAGTAAATTGCGATGTAGCTCTGCCATCTGCTCTTAACTCTAACGATACAGTTCCATCATGTGAATTTGCATTATCACTTGACATCTCTACTGTGTTATTTACAACAAACTTTAAACTGCCTCCAGTAGCAGTATTTCCACCAATAATATAATTAGCACCGTTATTGCCAAATTGTAGGTGCTTCCACCCTTGAAAGGCACTATGACTATTGCTGTTGTTGTATGCAAACCTAAGATACTTACCACCATTGACAATATTCACGTTCTCACTCGAATCAATATTAATAGCAGTAGCATCAGCCGAAGATGTAATACCATCTACTCCAACTCCTGTTAAAGCAGCTCCACTAATAGCTGGAAGATTACCTGTCAGCTTGGTCGCATCAATCGTAGTAGAAGTAAATAAACCAGCATCGGATATAGATGCCTTCTCTACTCCATTACTCTGAAATTTAATATCGTTACCACTACCATCAGCATTAAGCGTTAGGTTTTCTGCGGATGATTTAATTGTGGACATTATTTACTCCTATGCTTCTAAAGATTGACTCAATGAATTTACAAAAGCGTTCTTACCAAAGTTTAATTGTTCAAGGTTAAACT